ATAAAAAATAAGGATATTAAGGGGGGTGAACAACCGTTTAAAGAAACTCTTAAAGATAATAAAGAAAAGAAAGAGAGAGATAACATACGCTCTGAAATTATAAAATATCTAAATCAAAAAACCAGGGCTCATTATAAAGTCAATACACCGGAAACGATCAAACATATAAATGCCAGATTGAAAGAAGGCTTTACTCTAGATAATTTTAAATATGTTATCGATGTTAAATGGGATGAGTGGAAAGGTAAATTTACTAAAGATGGAAAAAATATGGAAGATTGGTTAAGGCCTATAACCTTATTCGGTACTAAATTTGAAAGCTATCTTAACCAAGCTAAACCCGATCCGTTCCAAAAATATTATAAGAAGGGGGTAGATTAATTATGAAAGGAACAGAAAATATATCAGAGAATATATTAGAGAAAATGCCTCAAAAAGGTGAATGTGCTGTTATAGCAAATACCATATTTAAACTATTAAAAAATAAGAAAATTACCTTAAAAGAATACCTAGAAAGGTGCGCTTACTGGGGAGTAAAAACTTTAGATGATATATATTTTAGATCATTGCCAAGTAAATCTTTAGAGATAATAGAGTACGAGCAATTACCTAATTATAAAAGACATCAATTAACTTGGGAATATTACATAAATAATCCAGGGGTAATGAGATATTACGAAGAACGAGACAAAATTATTAGAATAAATAAAACCAATTTTTGGAAACTAGAAACCTATAAATTATATATACCGGAAAGCGATATAGAAAATCATGAGAAATTAGACAAAAAAATAATGGATTTTAAAATAAAAATGAATAGTTATTAAAATTATAAGGCCCTTCCGTAGGGTGAAATTAAGGGTTGCCAAAACCCGAACTTTGGCTCCTGGCTCAAGCATCTAAATAGAAGGGCCTTATAAAAATAAAAATTAGGGGGTATGAATAAAAAATAAAATGGGAGAAGATAAAGAATATTTTAAGATCTATTATCAGGATCACAAAAAAGAATATCAGGAGAGACGTAACAAATGGTGCATAGAAAATCCTGAGAAGGCAAAGGCGATAAGTAAAAGATATCGGGAAAATAATTTAGGAAAAAGAAAGATTAGGGACATAAAAGGCCCACCATTAAAAAAGAAAAAAATCGAGCCTTTCAAAAAAAGGATAAGCCCAGAGCTGTTGGCCAAAATGAAGGAGAATACCAGGATAAATAATCAGCATATAAAATTTTATAATACTGTCGATACTTCAAAGGATAAATACTTGGTTCGGAATATATTAAAAAAGTCGAGGGCAATTGCAAATGAGTAAAAATAAAGAAAGGAGAAAATAAACAATGAGACCTAAGATTAACTTTGAATATAATTTTTCTAAAACTATCGTGGAAAGGGTATTTGATGAGGCTACATTTATATTAAAAAATAATGCAACCCTAAAAACTACTGCTCTGAAATTTAAAGTATCTATAACTACCGTCTGGCGGGATATGAGAAAAAGGCTACCACTTATAAACCCAACCAGATATGAAGATGTAGACTATTTTATCGATTCTCATAAAAAAGGTATTTAATATGAAAAAATCAAAAATCTTGAAAAAGAAAAAATGGCTCAAGAATAGACGAAGAGAAAAGAAAATTAGAAAGCAGCAAAATTATGAATCTAAAACACACAAGGGGACCGGGCCATTTAATCTGTCTCAAAATCTGATAAATAGATCACAAGAGGAAAAGAGGCAAAAGGAAATTGAACTGAAAATAAGGAAAGAAATATTAGGTTAAAAGAGGGAGGCAAATAATTAAATGAATACGAAAGAAGCGATAGAATTTTGTAAATATATGATTGAAAGTAATGTCGTAAAAGGTAGGGACGAAAAGTATAAGAGTATTATCGCTTTGCTTCAACAAGAAACAATAGATTGGAAAGATAAATTTTATGAACTTGAAGAAGAATTTGAAAAAGTAGAAAGAGAGCTAAAACGGGAAATAGAACATTGGAAATCCAAATATTACAATAAAGGAGTGTGATTAAATGAGCTTAAGGTGGGGCGAAGAAAAAATTAAAGGATTTAGCAGCCCAATCAAAAAAGCAGAAGAAGTTAATGATTGGGGTTGGTGGGCGCTATTTTGCGTAATAGTGATCATGGAAATTCTGTTTTTATTAAAAATATTTGGGAAGATTTAATGAATAATATAGTCAGTCTTTCGGGCGGCAAAGATAGCACAGCAATGTTATTGATAATGATAGAAAAGAAAATCAAAGTTGGCCATATTGTATTTTTTGATACAGGTTGGGAATATCCAGGAATGATCGAGCATATAGACAGGTTAGAAAATTATATAGGTAGGGAAATTATAAGATTAAAATATAAAATATCATTCGACGAATCTATAAAAAAATGGGGTTTTCCTTCTTTTAAAAGAAGGTGGTGTACTGATAGAAAAGTAAAAACAATAAACAAATATTGTAAGAAATATAAACCTTTTATTCAATGGATCGGTTTTAGTTATGATGAATGTAAACGTATAAAAAAGACTATAGGATATTGTTACCCACTCATTGATTGGAAGATAACAGAAGAAGATGCATTAAAATATTGCTATGATAAGGGTTTTGACTGGGGTGGATTATATGAACACTTTCGAAGGGTATCTTGTTGGTGTTGTCCGCTTCAACCATTAAAAGAACTAAAAGCACTATGGAAAAACTTTCCAGAATATTGGCAGAAATTAATTGAAATGCAAAAACAAAGCACATATCAATTTAGATTAGATTACACATTAGAACAATTAGATGAGAAATTTAGAAGAGAAGAGAATTATTATCAATTAGATATTTTAGAGGACAATAAATGAAGATCGGCTTATTTGACATAGATTCAAAATACCATAATTTGGCATTAATGAAATTGTCTGCTTATCATAAGTCAAGAGGGCATGAAGTAGAATTTTATAAACCTATTCTAAAATCGAATTATAATAAAGTTTATGTTTCTAAAATATTTACTAAAAAAAATATAAATGAAGGATATATACCGGAAGAGTGTATTATGGGCGGATCAGGATTTAATTTAAAATTAAGATTACCAAATGAGATTGAACATATAAAACCTGATTATTCTCTTTATAACCTTAATTATTCTCTAGGCTTTACTACCCGGGGTTGCATAAGGAATTGCGGATTTTGCATAGTACCGGAGAAAGAAGGGAAGATCAAAGAGCACGCGGAAGTGGAAGAATTTCTAAATCCTAAATCTAATATAGTGTTTTTATTAGATAATAATTTTTTGGCCTTACCTTCTCATATTAAAAAATTACAGAAGTATATTGATAAGGGCTGGCGAATGGATTTTAACCAGGGATTGGATGCCCGGCTTATAAATAAAGAAAATGCTAAACTACTGGCCAAGATAAAATATAAGGAAATGATAAGGTTTGCCTGGGATAATATTAAAGACGAAACCGAAATAATAAAAGGAATAAAACTTGTTATCAAGGCGGGGATCAGACCAAGAAATATAACTGTATATGTCCTAATTGGTTTTGATACTACATTTGAAAAAGACCTTTACAAAATACAAAGATTAAGAAATATTAAGGATGACCGGGGATCAATCAAGCCATACGTTATGAATTACAATAATACATTAAAAAGCAGGAAATATAAGAATTTTATAAGGTGGGTAAATAACCCTTGGATATTCAAATCTTGTGAATGGGAGGAATATAAAAAATGGAAGTAGCTAAAAGCGGTTACCGGAAAAATTTAAAACAATTCTTCCGGTCAAAAATGGAAGCGAATGTATGCCGATATTATATTTGGATAAAGATGCCTTGGCAGTATGAGATAAAAGAATTTGAATTCAAAGGGATAAAAAGAGGCACAAGGTTTTATAAACCAGATTTTTATTTACCTTCTCTTGATAATTGGATTGAAGTAAAAGGCTATTTTAGAAGAATAGATAAAATTAAATTAAGAAGATTCAAGAAATATTATCCGGAGGAATTTAAAAAATTAAGATTTATAATACCTGATCCTTATGAAAAGAGTAAAGCTAATGGAGAAATGATTAAATTTTTATGTGATGATCTGGGAATTGATTTTGATGAGATATTAAGCTATAAAGAAATGGAGAAATATAGCAGTCTGATTCCAGGGTGGGAGTAATTAACTACAAAAAGGCGGTTGGTATAATATGAAAAGGATAAAAGTAAAATGTGCAATGTGTGGTAAAAGTCTTTTTTTTCTATTACCGGAATGCACCAGAAACGGGATTGCTAAGATAGAAATTAAATGTCCAAAAAACCGTTGCGGAGCAATAAACATAATCGATTATGAATTTCCAGAAAAATTGAAAATAACCCTGAAAAGAGATTAAATTTGACAATCTATTTTTTTAGTATATAATGTATGTATGTAAAGATATTAAAAAGGGGGAAATAGTAAAATGAAAAAGGAACAACCTATATGCCCAAAATGTAATAGTAAAAATATCATAGCACAAATAAAAACTGGCAAACTTACTTGCAGGCGTTGCGGGTATGTAGGGAAACGAGAAGAGTTTTTTGATTTTAGAATAAAATTAAAGGAAATTAAAAAATGAAAAAGAATTTGTCTATTTTATTATCGGCAAGTATTTTAATATTCTTGATTACAGGAATAGGATTTGCTTTCCAAAATGAACCTGATGGATTTAGAGGGTTGAAGTGGGGAGATGCCCCGACAGAGGATATGGTATTCGTTGGTAAATTAAATGTTGGCGAGGTTTTCTATACTAAAATAGAAGACAAGAAAGGCATAGGAACCGCTAAATTTCATGCGTTGGGATATGTTTTTTATAATAAGAGATTTATACAGGCAATGGGATTTTTTAAAGATAAAAATAATTATAATATTCTAGAGATAATTTGTAGGGAAAAATTTGGTGAACCAACAAAAGAAGGATATTATGATCTTACTTGGTATGGTTCTAAAACAATTATCTGGTTAAGATATAATACTACCAAAGATGAAGGAAGTTTAGATTTTGGCAGTATTAAAATTAAAAAAGAACAAATCGAAGATATTATAAACAAAAAGAGTTAGAAAAAGCTAAAGACGATTTTTAGACAACGATAATTTCAGTAGATTTGAAGTAATTAAATTCAAATGATATAATTAAAAAAATAGAATATTTGCAGAGCTCCAAAATAGAGAGCCATTTTAAAGAAGTTTAATACTTCTTTGGTGGCTCTCTTTTTTGTTTTTAGAAAGGAAAAGTAATTATAGAGATGAGGAGAACTTGGAAAGAAAAACATAATGATGTATTAAAAAATAAAAAAGACATTATTAGAAAATATAATAACGATATGCCAATTAAAGAAATAGCCAAAATATACAAAGTATCTACGGGTTGCATAAGCAATAATCTAAAGCTATGGGGAATACGGAAAAAACATGGTATTAAATATATTTTAGGCAAGTTAATTTTAGGAGGTAATTAATTATGAAATTAAAAAGGACTTTACGAGAACGAAAATTTATCGATGCGTATATTGAGAATGGCGGAAATGCTACCGAAGCATATTTGGTTATAAAGCCTGATATTAAAAGAGGAAATGCCTGTCAATATGGTTATAGAATGTTAGAAAAGGTAGATATTTCAGTATCTGAATTTTTAGATAAAGCAGGGATAACTGATATTCATTTGAGCCAGAAATTAAAAGAAGGTTTAGATGCTACTAAAGTAATATCAGTAATACCCATTCCACCGAAAGAAGCAAAGCCAGGCACCGGTGATTTACCCGATGCCAATTCCAAAAATATAGAATTTATTGATGTGCCAGATTTCAATGTGAGGGTGAAGTATTTGGATATGGCGTATAAGCTAAAAGATAAATTTCCTTCTGAAAAGCATAAATTGGAAGTTGAAGGAGATATTACAATTAAGGTGAAATTGCCTAAAAATGATTAAAGTTGATATTTCTGATAAGGGACTTTTTAACGAAGTTTATATCCCCTATCTAAAAAACAAGATAAGAACACAAATATATTACGGTGGGGCATCTGCCGGGAAATCGGTATTTATTTCTCAAAGGTGTGTAATTGACATTTTAGAAGGTGATAGAAATTATCTCGTAATTAGAAACACAGCCAATACTCTGAGAACATCAATATATAATGAGATTAAAAAAGTTATCTCAAATTATAATCTTGAGAAGTTATTTAAAATTAATAAATCCGAGATGACTATTACTTGTGTTAATGGATATCAAATTCTTTTTAGGGGACTGGATGATGCAGAAAAACTCAAATCGATAATCCCGGAGAAAGGGGTCATTACCGATATTTTAATAGAAGAAGCAACCGAGACAAAAAGAGATGATGTTAAACAATTATATAAGAGATTAAGAGGTAAATCTAAAGTCTTAAAACGCCTGACATTATGTTTCAATCCTATATTCCGGACCCACTGGATCTATAAAGAATATTTTAAAAACTGGGTAGAAGGCGAGACTGAATATCACGACGACAGACTATCGATTTTAAAGACGACCTATAAAGACAACCTGAGATTTTTAGAACAGGACGATATTGATGAATTAGAAAATGAACAGGACCCTTATTATAGAGAAGTTTATACCTTTGGAAACTGGGGAATTTTAGGGGATCTGATTTTCACTAATTGGAAAATTGAGGATCTTTCTGGGATTAAAAATACTTTCGGCACTTACTATAACGGTTTGGATTTCGGCTATTCGAATGACCCGACTGCGGCAGGGAGACAGGCCATAAAGGCGAAGAAATTATATATCCTAGAAGAGATGATTTACGAGTTAGGCCTGACAAATAATCTTATAGCAAATAAGTTAAAACCTGTAATAAATAAAGAATATATCAGGTGTGATAACGAACCTAAATCAATAGCTGAATTAAGAGGATACGGTATAAAAGCTCTGGCGGCCAAGAAAGGTCCGGGAAGTGTCAATTTTGGTATTCAATATATGAGACAATTCGAAATTATAATTGATAGAAAATGCCAGAATGCAATTAACGAAATTCAATTATACCAGTGGAAAAAGAATAAAGACGGGATAGCCATTAATGAACCGGTAGACAGAAATAATCATTTTATGGATCAGATCCGTTATGCCCTTAACGACAGGATTTTCGAGAAGAAAGAAGAAAAACCTTATACCGCCCAGGAACTAGGAATATTTTAAAAATAAGAGAGAGGAGAATATCATGAAGATAGAAGATATTTTAAAAATGTATGGCGAGGATTTTAAGAAATTAACAGAACTATTATGTAAGGACCCAAAAGAAAGAGATCTCGAATTATATGAAAAACAATATACTGGTGATCATGAAATAAAAAACCGGCCCGATAAAATTATAGGCAAAGATAAAACGTTAAAGAGAATTCCTCAGGCGAAAGAAGTCATCCAATTTCAAAAGAAGATTGTCAATATGGCCGTATCTTTTTTATTCGGCGATCCGATGAAATTAATATTAGGGAATAAAGAGGATAAATTCCAGGGGGCTTTTTCTCTAATAGATGATATCTGGAAAAAAGACAAGTTGGATTATTTTAATAAGAAGTTGACGCGCAGGCTATTTGTGGAAACGAAAGTGGCCGAACTTTGGTATACAATAATCGATAACGAAAATAATAAATATATTAAAGTGTCCCTGCTATGTAAGAAAAACGGCGATGATATCTATGCTCATTTTAATGAAAACGGAGACATGGATGCCTTTACCCGCCGGTATAAACTTGAAGATATTGACGGTAAATCTTACGAACATGTAGATATTTATACCGCGGATAAAGTTATGAAAGGAACGAAAAAAGAATCTTGGGAAGTTGAAGAAAAAGATAATCTATTTAAAAAAATCCCGGTAATTTATTACGATCAGGATGAGCCGGAATGGATGAGTGTTCAGACTGAAATTGATAGAATTGAAATGTTAATTTCTAAATTTGCCGATACAAACGATTATTTTGGAGCACCCATTATAAAATTAAAAGGGAAAATAAAAAACCCACCAGAAAAGGGGGAAATAGGCAAAACCTTGCAATTCGAAGGTGAGGCTGGGGCGGAAGGTAAAATAGAGTATGGAGATGCCTCATATTTAACCTGGAAGCATGTTCCGGAAGCAACAAAATTGGAATATGAGACCCTAAAAGATATTATATACTCTCAAACCTCTACCCCCGATTTATCCTTCAATAATATTCAAGGCTTAACTAAAACTTCAGGAGAAGCCCTCAAATTCCTTTTCATGGATGCTATTTTAAAAGCGAAAGACAAAGAAGAACTATTCGGAGAATCATTGACTAGGAGAATTAATCTATTAAAGGCAATATTATCTATAACCAATGTAAAGGAAGCGAAGAATTTGCAGGAGCTAGATATATCAATTAAATTCGGGAATATCCTACCCCAGGATATGTCGGAACTTATAAAAGCATTATCAACGGCTCGGGGTGGCGATGTCATAATGAGCGAGAAGGAAGCAATAAGGCAAAATCCACTGGTAGAAGATTCAGAAGAAGATATCAAAAGAATAGAAGAAGAACGGGGGAAATTATCAAAATTAGGTGAATCGTATGAAGCATGAAAATATAAATTTTGGTGTGATCGGTTGTGGAGTTATCGGAAACAGCCTTGCCAGTCTATTAGAAGATATGGGCCATACAGTTAATCGATATGATCCACTTAAAGGCCTGACTGATGATATATCTGAATGTAAAATTGTATTTGTATG